GTTCATAGTTTTCCTTTTCGTTTTTAATTAATAGCGGGGCATTACCGCTAGGTACTACCCCTATCTGTTCTGAGAGATGTTTCGGCACGTATGAATTTAAACACCAATAATAGCTATGCCTAATAACAAAACAGAATACAATACAACTAAAGAATTTAAATAATAAAGTCAAGTATTAAAAATCGAATATTCGAATTTTTTCTATTGACATCTATGTTTAATGGTATATATATAGAGTATCACTTATGTACTGACTGAAAGAATTGTTTGGTTAGGGTGATAAGGTTGGGTGAAAGTCGTAAAGAGCAGGGATTAACCACCCTGTCGGTGAGTGTGCTGGGGTTACAATACCTTTATACAAACTGCGTCAGTAACTTGTTCTATCAAGGGTTAATTAGATGAACGCTCTAATTCTTAACCGAAAAACTTGGTAGTTCCACAGCAGTTGGGTGTAATTGCAAATGCATCCACCGCTTACTTCGGTAGGTGAGAGAAACCTGTGGGTACATAAGTGTGTTTCAATATGTCCAAAGCCCTTTATACTTTACAAGAATTTAATCTACATGATGGTGATCATGAGTATACCCTTAATCTTATATTCAAAACTAAAGATCACCTTAGATGGACAGATAAAATTCTAATTGAAAAAATGTTTGGTGGTAAGGCAGTACAAGATAATGATAAGAAAGATCATTGGTGGATCAATGGTGAACGCATGTGTTCATTAGGACATAGTTATTTAGTATCAATTAAAATAAAAAAACTTTTAAATCATCTCGGAATTTTTTAGTGACAGAATTTATCTGTCTGATCCTATCAGTACTCTCAATTATTATTGGATTTATTCTTGGAGTTTCTTCTCATACAAATTTAGCTTTCATATTTTTTCTTGGTGGAATTGTCGGATTTGGTGTCATTTTCATGCAACAGAAATAAAAATATTTTCATACCCCCCAAAAACCTAGTAAAATCAAGGCTTATTTAAGGTATAAATTTAGTCCCAACACTTGACATTATATCCTAGAGTACATAGGTTTATCCCATGTTAATAACTTGGAGGATATAATGCGTGATCTATTCGGATGTGTATTTTATGGGGGAGTATTTATTTTAGTTACTTACCCTTTAATTTTTTCTTGACAATATTATTTTAGTATGATAGTGGTGCCATAGTAACTTAAACAAAGGAGATTATTATGGCTACCCAAAGTACAAGTCAATGTTGCACAGTTAAAGACAAAACAATTCAATCCCTAAAGAAAGAACTTAAGCATCGTGATGATGTTGTCATGCAAGAAGTAGAGTATAAAATATCAGAGCGGGATAAGTTAAACAGGGCTAGAAATATATTAATAGACACCAAATGCCTTCAAGTTTTTGATGAGAAAACTATGAAGTCCTTCAAAGAAATCTTTGGATTAATCTAATGGCAATAGATAACAAAGAACAAACCCCTGTAGTCGTTGAAGATCCAATGATTAAACATCTAGAGAAGAAATCTCTTGATCCCGATTGGGAATATTTTGGTATTAAGAAAAAAGATGTGTCAACTGAGATATCAAAAGGGTTAACCCATTGGTTACATTCAGACGCAATTCCTGTGGATATGATTGGTCGTCTTAAGAAACAGATTGATATGATTAAAGCCATGATCAATGCTGAATTTAAAACAAACCGAATTACTATTCAATTAAAAGATGATGATGGTGATTTGGATAATCCTACTTAGTATATATAGGCTCCCCTGAGGTGACATAATAGTATATCATATTTTTATAGAAAAAGCAATTAAAATAAAATGTATAACAAAGGAGTAAATTATGGAAGTTGTAATGATGATACTTCACTTGCTTAATGGTGAAGTTGCAAAGATACCTGTCGCATTAGCATTAAATCAATCTTGTAATGATAAGTTTATTACAATGGTAAAAGAAGATTCAATTGGAACAAGTGTATACTATAATGGTGTTCAAGTATGGGCATACTATTGTAAGAAAGGCACAGGTGAGTGGGTTAAATAATACTACACTACATATGTACCACAAAAGTAGGTATCGGGCAAGAAAACGATACTACGAAAAAGAAGAGAACAAAGAGAAGAAAAGAATTTATATGAGAGCAAGATATTGGGCAATGAAGAATAACCAAGAAAGGAACAGGCGAGTATGACAATTAGAAACGCAGTAGCATCAGCTAATTTTAAACATGAAGAACTTGAGGCTCACACCAAATTAGGTAGAGCCTTTTTTGTTAGAACATTAATGGATAGTATTGGATGTTTAAATCCCATAAGTCATTTTGGACAGGGGGCAGTACAGATTGAAATAGATACCGCAAAGGCTTTCTTTAATGAGGATAAGAAACGCTTTAGATTAATGTGTGATCTTGCTGGACTTGAGCCAAGCTATGTTGTTAAGTTACATAATGATTTGGCACACCATTATCGTAAAGGAACATTCAAGAAACATAAATTAAATATTAAAGTCGTTGTTGAACGATTAGTAGAAAGGGTATAATGAGTGATAAAACAATATTTAAGTTTAAGATAGATGAAGATAAGTTTGAGGAAATAGAATCTCGTGGATATAAACGAGCAGTAAAATCTTTTCAAAATAAATTTAGTAAGCTAAAGGAAGTATTGGTATCGTGGGATAAGCAACCCTATGGTCAACCTAAACTCCAAAAGCTACCACTAGGTAGAAAGAAAAGGATAAGTAAATGGTAAAAAAATTAAGTTATAAAAAGTTTTATCAGTGGTTAGATACCTGTCCTGTAAGTTGGAATGAAACTAATCACCCAACAAGTGGGATGACTTCAGTTACCTTTGATTTAGAAAAAGTATTAACAAAAGAAAAACCAAAAGATACACCACAAAAAGAATGGGTAAGAGGACATAAGAAATGGAGGAAGCAACAAGCCGAAAACTTACATGCACAGAACTCTGAGAGATTTGTGGACTATGAAAAGAAATCCGATTGATTGGTCGGGTGGAAATGTTGTGGACACCTCCGCTTTATCCTTTACTTTTCTTAAAAAGTGTGGTATAGGGAAAGACAGTGAAAAATTACAAAGTAAGACTATTCGGCATGGGAATCTTCGGAGAACACATACTCTCATTCAACACCGAGCCAACCGTAGAAGAGGTTGAAGATACGGTTGCCTTATTAATTAATAAGGGAATTATGAAATTAAAATCTGAAAAAGGATTTCATCGCAAAGATCATTGGACATTAACTTATGAAGATCTTGAGGAAGAAAAAGAAAAACAATTAGTATTAGGAACTTGGGTATGAATTACAAACAACAACTAGCAGTAGTCGAAGGATTAAGTATACCACCCGATACTGAGATACGACATGATTGTCCTTTCTGTCACAATAAAAATACCCTTGTTGTTGATACAACAAATGATACATTAAGATGGCATTGTTTTCATGCGTCCTGTAGTGCTAAGGGTAGAAAAATAACAGAAAAGGGGATGTCTTATGTTAATAAAACTTTTAAATCTACTAGTAAGACACAACTACAAGAGTTTCATTTACCCGATAGTTTTAAATCCGTACATTCAAATGATAAAGCCTTAATGTATTTACATAAAAATAATTGTTGGGAAGCATGTATGTGGGGAAGAGCGGATATTAAATACGATGTTAAACAAGATCGAGTTGTATTCTTAATTAAAAATCCAAAGGATGATACTTACGTTGGTGCTGTAGGTCGTGGTCTTAATGCTCAAGTATATCCTAAGTGGTATATGTACACTGATAAAAATATTCCTTTTAAATGTGGGGAATGTAAAGATGCAGTGATTGTGGAAGATTGTGCTTCCGCTTGTGCAGTATCTAATGTCCTTACAGGTATTGCCATACTAGGAACTTCTTTAGTAGAAAACCACAAGAATTATATAAACCCTTACAGAAAACTATATGTTGCTCTTGATCCCGATGCAACTACAAAGTCGTTTAAGATTGCCAATGAGTTAAGATTCAGTGGATTTCTTAATGTTGAAGTTAAACCCATTAAAGATGATTTAAAATATTTTAGTACAGACGAAATAGAAAAAATGTTTTATGGAGGTAAAGATGAGTGAACATGATATAAATAATTTTACACCTGATGATTTTATTTCTAAAGAAGACGTAGTTAAAATTGTTGATGATGTAAAAAGAGAAGCTGATGCTCTTATGTTAAATAAGATTAGTAAGTATGAAAAAGAAATTGCTGATTTAAAAAAGGAACGAGATGAGGCTAAAGGTGATAACAAAAAATTAAACTTACAAATTAATGATATGATAGACAGATTAAGGGATGCAGAGTTTTAAATGATAGAAAAACAAATACTTAAACTGATGTTGAATAAAAAATTCTATACCCGATACAAAGGGAACATATCCCGATCTGTATTTGAAGGAAATTTTGGATCTCTTTACGAAACTATTCAAAAAGCACACGAAAAATATGATAAAGATATTACACTTGGGGAACTATATTCACTCCATACTTCAGTGTATAATCCATCATTGACGAGGGCTTCTAAAGAACAATTCTCTAAGTTACTCGAAGACATAAAAGAAACTGAAGAGCCAAGCGAAAGTATTGCTAAGGATATTGTTCGCATAATGAATGATCGTGAGATTGCTAGAAGAATTGCTGTTGAAGCTACTGAAATTTATAATGGTAAGGAAGCAAACTTTAATACTATTTTAGATATAATTGATAAGCATAAAGCTGGATTACCTGATACTAAAATTGATTCTGTCACAACTAATATAAGTGATTTACTTAATGAATTAAATAAGACAACTCAATGGAAGTTTAATATTCCTGTATTAAGAGATAATGTCTCGGGATTAGGTGCAGGTAATCTAGCTATTTTTTTTGCAAGACCTGAAACAGGAAAGACTGCTTTTTGGGTTAGCCTAGTTGGTGGTCGTGGTGGCTTTGCAGAACAGGGTGCAGTAGTTCATGCTTTTATTAATGAAGAACCTGCGGTTAGAACTCAAATGAGATTAATTAATTGTTATACAGGTATGACTAATGCTGAGATTACGGAGAACTTAGATAAGGCTCATGCTGAATGGGAAAAAATAAAACACAACATAACTTTATTAGATACAGTTGATTGGACAATTGATGACATTGATAGTCATTGTGAAAAATATAATCCTGATATAGTTGTTATTGATCAACTGGATAAAGTTGGAGTTGATGGATCATTTTCTAGAACCGATGAGAAGTTAAAAGCTATTTATTCAGGTACTCGAGAGATTGCTAAAAGAAGGAAGTGCTGTGTTATTGCTATATCACAAGCATCTGCTGATGCTCATAATCGTGCATCTATTTCTTTTGATACGATGGAAAATTCTAAAACAGGTAAGGCTGCGGAAGCTGATTTAATTATTGGAATTGGTAGGAATGTAACTCTTGATCCTACTGATCGAACAAGACACTTATGTATTAGTAAGAATAAAATAACAGGCTATCATGGAGAACCTGATTGTGTATTTGATAAACGTATAAGTAGGTATAGTGCATGATAACAGTAGTTGATGTAGAAACTTCCTTTCAAAAAACACCTAATGGTGGTACTGATCCACTTCCATTTAACCCAAAGAACATACTGGTAAGTGTGGGGATTAATGATGAATATTATTTTACAAACCACAGTGAAAGAGTTGATGAGGGTTGCTATTATAAGATTCAATCCATACTAGATCAGACTACATTATTGATAGGACACAATATTAAATTTGATTTAACTTGGTTATTAGAAGCAGGATTTAAATATGAGGGTCGAGTGTATGATACGATGTTAGGTGAGTATATTTTAAATCGTGGTATTCGTAAGAGTTTAACTTTGGATATGTGTTGTAGAAGACGAAAGATTGGCTCGAAAGATAAAACAATACAGGAATTTCTAGATCGTGGTGTATCATTTGAAAATATACCAGCAGATGTCGTTGAAGAATATGGTAAAATAGATGTAGAAATAACTAGAAAATTATTTGATTCCCAAATGGAAGAGTTTAAAATGGAAAAGAATAGAGGACTTCTACGAACCGTAAAGATGACAAATGAATTTCTTATAGTTTTAACAGATATGGAACGTAATGGTATTAATATTAATAACGAAACTTTACTGGATGTAGAAAAACAGTACCGTGCAGAGTTTGCATACTTAAGACAGAAGATTGATAAGATTGTTTATGAAAAGATGGGTGATACTAAAATTAATTTAGCAAGTCCCGAACAATTATCATGGTTAATTTATTCTAAGAAACCCAAAGATAAGAACGAATGGGCTAAAATTTTTAATATCGGAATTGATAAGAGTACAGGTAAGAATAAAAGAAGACCTCGTTATTCTTTCAGTATGTTTAGGGAATTAGTTAAACGTCACACAGATCTTATCTATAAAACAACAGCTTCTCAATGTGAGTCCTGTAAAGGTAAGGGAGTAATACATAAAATTAAAATTGATGGTACACCGTATAAAAAATATACAAAATGTGTAGTTTGTGATGGTGACGGTTATATTTATAGTAGTATCGCTAAACTTGCAGGGTTTAATTTAAGACCCCGTAGTGTCTATGATGTAGCTGAAGCAGGATTTAGAACAGATAGAATTACATTAAATAAAATGGTTGGTTCTGCTGAGGGTGAACTTAAAGAATTTGTTGAAGCAATCATTAGGCATAATGCTATTGATACCTACTTAAATACTTTTGTTGAGGGAATTAAAAATTTTACGAATGAAAATAATTTATTACATCCTAAGTTTATGCAAGCCATTACTGCAACTGGGCGTTTATCTAGTCGTGATCCTAACTTTCAAAACCAGCCTAGAGGTAAGACATTTCCTATAAGAAAAGTTGTAACCTCTCGTTTCAAAGGTGGTAAGATACTAGAAATTGATTTCGCTCAACTAGAATTTAGAACGGCTGTATTCTTAGCCCAAGATAAGCAAGGGATGGAAGATATAAAAAATAAAATAGATGTGCATCAATACACTGCAGATGTTATTGGGGTGTCTAGGCAGGACGCAAAGGCACATTCCTTTAAACCATTATATGGTGGGACAACAGGTACAGATGAAGAGAAAAGATATTATAAAAAATTTGCAGA